CAGCCTTCGCGACACCGATTGGCTGTACGAAGGGAATTTCATCATTTCCCGGCAAGCCGATCCCATCGTTCTTCGCTTTTCCGCTGATTGGACAAACGTCAGGAACGATGAGACGAACGGCATATCCGGTATGGACCCGCTTTTCTGTGAGGCGTTTGCAGCGCGCATCGGCTACGAGATTTGCGAAAGCATCACCCAATCGACTGACAAACTAAAGACGATCACCGGCCTTTACTCGCAGGCAGTTTCAAAAGCCAAAAACATAAACGGAATCGAAATCGGGGTCGAATATCCGCCGTTGGACGATTATTTGGCCTGCAGGGCGTAGCGATGGCGCTCGCCAACTATCACCAAACGAATTTCCTCGGAGGCGAATGGTCGCCCTTCTACCAGGGGCGCACCGATCATCCGAAATATCGCTCGGCGCTGAACTTATCGCGCAACGGTTTTCCGCTCGAGGAAGGCGCATGGATACGCCGGCCCGGCTCGCGCTTGAAAGGGCCAACGTACAAGAACCTGCCTGGCCGCACATACAAGGTATTTTTTACCTCGAGCCAGCCATACGACGTTGAATTTACCAACGACGACAATAGCGGATGGCTGCGTTTTTGGAGCGGGACAACGCTTGTCAAAACGACGGATGGACCGCAGGTGGTAACGAGCATTTCGGCGGCCACGCCGGCGGTCATGCTTATGACAAGCGGCGTGACCTGGGTCACGGATGATGAAATCGTTTTTACAATCGGCGTTCATGCAGATGGCAGTCTCCCGCTTCGACAGCGAACATTCATCGTAACGAAAACAGATACGACGCACTTCACTCTCAAGGATGGTTTGACCGGCGCCGCGATCGACGGTTCGACCCTCGCGATAACATCAGGCTCTACGATCACGGCCTCGCGCGTTTTGCGCTTGGCGACGCCTTATATTCACGGCGCCTGGGCAGTTAGTCGCGTCGTCCAAAATCAGGACTTCGCGCTCGTTCTCAGCGTTCAATATTTGCCTCGAATGCTGACAATCGTGCCGGGCACTACGGCAGGAACGGCCGACGCCGCGCTGACGCCAACAAACTTTCTCGACGGCCCATACCTCGATCCAGTACCCAATAGTCAGATTAGCATTACGAGCGGCGGAACGGTCAGTACATTCGCGGCATGGGATAGCGGCACCGCCTATCCGATCGGCTCGGTCGTTAGCTTTAGCGGATCGCTCTACGAGTACGGCGTGTCGGGAATTGCCGGCGTTACGGAGATCGACCCGCAACACGCCACCACCTTTTTCAGCACGATCGGCGTCTCGCCGACAACAGCCGGCTCACACTGGAATCTTGTTACCGTTACTGCAGCGTCCGCTACGGTGCAGGGATCGGCAACCATTTCCGTGGCATTTCAGACTTGGAGTGCCACAGCCACATACAACATTGGCGATTATGTTTTATCTTCCGGCACATCGTATGTGTCCATCAAGGAAGGAAACATCGGTCAGACTCCCGCCTCGTCGCCGACCTATTGGACGGCCGTAGATAGCGGCCTTGCCGTGACAGGGCCAAACGTGACGCCTGTCGGCTTTCAAACAACGGACGTTGGCCGGCTCATCCGCGTGTATGCGACGCCGCTCCCTTGGGACCCGCTCCATACCTACGTTCTCGGCGATGTCGTCACCTACAAAGACGTGGTTTATAAAAACACTGGCGGCAACACGACCGGTTCGATTGGCGGGGCGCCCGATGGGGGCGCGGTTACGAATAACGCAGGCGTCGTCGGCAGCGGGTCCGTACATTCGGCAACATCGGGTACGGCCTGGTCCGTCGTTACCGGCTATCAGGTTTGGAGTTGGGGCGTCATTATCTCAGTTCTCACGGCGACTACCGCGACCTTCACGATCCAAGGGCCGCCGATACCGATTTATTCGACAAGTTCCTCGACCACGCCAACGGTACAGGCACTTATCCCTTGGCGGCTCGGCGTCTATTCCGATACGACGCGCTATCCGACCTGCGGCAGTTTTTACGAAGGCCGTTTTTGGTTCGGTGGCGCGGCGCTAAACCGCTTCGATACGTCGCAATCTGCTGGCTTTAGCAGGGCCGGCGTTATCAACATGGCACCAACTTTGACCGATGGAACGGTCACGGACGCCTGCGGCATTTCCTACACGCTCGAGAGCAAGGACGCGAACGAGATCGTTTGGTTTGAACCCGATCACAATGGCATCGTGGCTGGATCATCGGGCGGCGAGTGGTTGCTGCAGGCGTCTACGCTGAGCGACCCGATCACGCCGACAAGCATTCAGGCCAAGCGCGTGACCAAGTACGGCTGCGCCGACATTGAGCCTCGGCGCACAGGCCTAAGCCTTGCCTTCGTGCAAAAATATCGGCGGCGGCTGATGGAATTGTTGTCGGATGTCTTCACGAACAAATATATCGCGCCGCATTTGAATGAGACGGCAAAGCATTTGTCGACGGATGGCATTGCCGAGATTGGTTATCAGGAGGAACTAGCGCCGATCTTGTGGGCGCGCACCGGCGATCTGCCGGCAATCGGTGTAACCACCACAGAGGAAACCATAAGCAACTGCACGCTCGACCCGTATTTTACGAACACTGAAATGACGCTGACGAACGGCGATCTAACGGTCGGCGGCACGCCTGAAACGCCCTTGTCCTACATCCTTGGCGTTGCCATCGACCTCGATGCTAAAAAGGTCTGGTTCTATAGCCCTTGGTGCGGCGGCTGGAATTTTCAGAGTCTTATCGCTCAAAACCCCGATACTGGCGCGGGTGGCTATGGATACACGACCACCGGCGCTCTTTTCCCGCGCGTGAACACTGGCAATGACGGCACCTATACGGGACAAGTCACCGCCAACTTTGGCGGAAGTGCGTTTCGCCATCTATTGCCGACCGGCTTTAGTGCGTGGGGCGCTGGCACAACGTTTGATCCCGGTCATACCATCGGCACCATAATCAACGGAAACCTTACGCTAACGGGCGGCGGCACCCGCGCCACGACAAGCCAGAGTAGCGGAAAATATTATTTTGAGTTGCGGCTTGATGAGCCGCGCGCTGCGGTTGGGGGCATCCCAACAATCATTGGCTTTGCTAATTCATCAGGGGCAGTTAACGCGACGCCAGCGCCGCCGACGGGATTTAATATTCACGACTACACGACGTTCATTACGATATATTGGCAAGACGGACTTACGTTCCCATATGGGAACGTTTTCGTTTTGAACGCGGCCCCACAGTTTTCGCAATCGAATAGTGTGAACGGCGTTAACTTCCAACGTTCCTCCTTTGGAACGCTCTCGCACGCGAGCGGCAAATATTATTTCGAGGTTACGATTGATGTCTATCTTACTGGAAATATTGCGGTTGGAGTATCCAATCACCTTCAACTACTAGGCGGCACATCGCCCGCGGGCGATGGCCTAGGTGGTGTCGGCGGTAACAGCATTGCTGTTTACGCGGGTGGCGGCGCCATAAATATGGGCAATGCCTCGCAAGGAAACGCTAGTTCATTCCCCGGTGGCGCCGTTGTTGGTGTGGCCGTTGATTGCACAAACAAATTGATTTGGTTTTATAATCGCGCAAATGGCAAGTGGAACAATGGAAGTTCGGCAACACAGAACCCGTCAACTAGCACGGGCGGTATCAATTTTAACACAATAACGGGACCGTATTACCCCGCGATCCAATTACTTGGATGGAATTTGAATGTTGGCGCAACCGCCAACTTTGGCGCAACGCCGTTTACGAACACATTGCCAACTGACTTTATCCCGTGGGCAACCAGTGTTGTAACGCCAATCACACACACCGGGTACACCATTAACCCTGGCGGCCTGATCGGCGCGACTTATCGGCGAGTGAGCTCGCTCACGACAGAAACGCCGGCTTTCGTCGGCTGGCATCGGCATGATTTAGGGCACGGGCGATTGCTGACGAGCCTTAGTGTCGGCCCGACCGGCGACGGGACGCTAGACACGATCGACTTGGTGACATCTGACGGCACGAATTTCTACGTCGAAAACTTTACTCAAATGTTTGATGAGGACGACAACATAAATGACGCGTGGTTTGTCGATGGCGGCCTTGTTCCAGACAGCGCCTATGCCGACACGGTATCGGCCGTAAACGGAATCCGCTTTACCGGACTGTGGAATTTCCGCGGGCAGACCGTGACGGTTGTCGCCTTTGGCCTCGACCTTGGCACCTTCGTTGTCGGTACAAACGGCACAGTCTTTGTGCCGTTTGGCTCGGGCACGGCGCCGGCCTCTTTTGATTACACGGCGCCTGGCGCGGGCGCCTACCTTTTCACAAGTGCCTTCGTGGCCGCGCACATTCTTACGGAGCCGGGGCGCAACGGAGCTGTCGCCTATGGCGGCGGCTACCTTCCGTGCGCGGTTGGCTTTGCGTTCATATCACAGGGGCAAACCCTGCGGGCGATTGCGCCAGAGCAAGCAGGAACGCGGGCAGGGCCGGCGTTCGGACAGACGCGGCGCCCTCACTACGTCAAGGCGCTCCTGCAAAACACGATCGGCATTCAATTCGGGACCGATTTCGGCCCCTCGTTGCAAATGGCGACTCTCAAAGACGACGCCGGCGTGCAGCCGACCCCGACAAATATGTATTCCGGTCTGTGGCGCGAAACACTCAATGGCACCTATGACTTCGACGCCATGTTGGCGTGGCAGATACTAAGGCCGTATCCGGCGTCCGTTGTTTCGATAGGCGCGTCAGAAGTGGCACAGGACTCATAACATGGCAGACGGTTTAGGGAGCATATTCGGACTTTTCGGATCAGCCGCACAAGGCATCTTCGGTTCGCAAGCATCGCAGGCCTTGGCGCAGGGCGAATTTCAGGCGGCGGGCTTCTATCAACAGGGAGCTCAGATCGCGACGAAAAACATCGGGCTCGAGAAAGAGTCCGTTGATATTCAGGAAGCACAGCTCAATCGCAAGGTAGAGCAGACGATCGGCACGCAGACAGCGGACATTGGCGCGGCAAATCTGTCGGGAGGCTCGGCTGGCGATCTTATGCGTGACAGCTTGCATCAAGGTGCCCTCGCGAAAGCGGTTGTCTCGGTACAGGGGAGCATTCAGGAAAACGCGTTTGCACAACAGGCGGCGGCCTACAGCGCAATGTCGGCCTCGGCGACTGCGGCCGGCAATGCCGCCAACAAATCAGCTCAAGGTCAACTATTCGGAGGCATTCTGAGTGGCGTCGGAGGTCTGCTTGGCCTCGGCGGATTGCTATTCGCATGAGGATAAGCCATGCCGAACATTAAAACATTCGAGGCAGGCGAGGTTAAGCTAACCCCGTCCGAAGCCGGTAGTGCGGCATTTCGCGAAGCGGGTGCGGTCGCATCGCGGTCAGCGGTAGTCGCGAGCGAACAGATGCGCCTCGCCGGCACCGCGATCGGCAAAGGCATCGCCAACCTCGGCGAAGGCCTCGACAGTATTTATCAGTCAGCACAAACCCACACCGATACAACGGCTGAGCTCGCGGCCACGAAAGACGCGACGGCAAACGATCTGGCGGCGCTTGACGCAATCCAGGGCGTAGGGACGGGGCGCAAGGATGAGAGCGGCAACGCCGATCCGTCCTCGCCGGCATTCAACGCCGGCACGGCTGACGTGCTCGAGAACTACCAAAAGACGCAGGAAGGCGAGCGCGAGAAATTTGCGGCGTCAGGCGCCAGCCAAAAAGCACAGGACCGATTTGCACAGCACCAGGCCACGCGCCTGCGCTCTGTGATGATTAAGGCGCACTCCGAAGGGATCATGGTCGCCGGGCAAGAGGCGCTTGGCAACGTCGACAAGGCCATGAACACGTCGGCGGCGCTTATCGACCGTCACCCCGAACAGCTCGATAGTGAGCTCGAGCGTTTCGACAATACGGTGCGTTCCGCGTCCGCTGTCACAGGCAAGTTGGAAGCGCAGCAAACCCTCGGGCCGAAAGCCGTTGACGCAAAGGGCGCGCTGATTAGTGCGAGTATTTTTTCTTACGCCAGGTCGGGGCAGCTCGACCAAGTGCAACGGGTCATGGACGATCCGAAGTATGACGCATTTATCGGCAAACACCGCGAGACGATCGAAAACAAGGTTGCGAGTATAAGCCAGGCGCGCATTCGGGATACAAATGCGAAGGACAAGGCGGCTGACGACCAAGTTGGAGGGCAACAGGACGCGCTTGTAGATCAGATTTACCGCAACTCGCGACTGCCACAGGAACAACAGAATCCAAACCTCTCGCGTGCGGCGCTCGAGACGAGCCCGCTATTCGTCGGCCGTCCTGGGGACCTCGAGAAAGCGCGTAAGACACTCGATAGCCTAACAAGGGGAACGGTCGACCCGGCCGAGTCCGAGCGTGTTGCTAATGGTGTGAGCCTTGGCATCACGAGCGGAAAGGTTACAACGCCGGCGCAAATCGACGCCGCTTATAACAGCGGAAAGGTGACTTGGCAGGATCGAACGCGGTTGCAAACCGAGCTCAAAGACGCGCTCGATAATCCGGCTACGGTAAAATTTAATACCTCGGTCAATGAGTGGATGAAGCGCAATGAAGGCTCGATAGACCGCAGTTTCGGCGCCAGCATCTTCGCCGGCGAGCGATCGACACTCGGTCAACAGATGGTTGGACAGTGGCAGGCCGATGTGAAAGTTAAGGCCGCCGCCATGCGGGCAAAGGGTGAGGACCCACACTCTTTGCTCGATCCGAACAGCCCTAATTCGATGGTCACAGCGCAAGCTCTCGCGCCGTATCGCGTGACGATGCAGATGGAGCAAAAGTATCAGGCCGAACAGAAGGCCGCTGACCAAGCGACAAATGCCGCGCGAGGCGTGCCGCAGGGGAAAGGGGCGACGGCCCCACCGATCACAATTCCCAAGGATATGCCAGCGTCCGAGGTCATTAAGAAATACCCGCCTGGTACAAAACTAATCCTTCCTGACGGCACGCCAGGAACAGTGCCGGGCACACTGAAAATGAATTTCTCGCCAGAGAACTCGAGCGGTCGCTTGGGAGCACAACAGGCAATAGACGACGCGCTACAGCCGCGTCCCGATGCTCACTTGGACAAAAACCTATTCAGCTCGGGGCGAGCTCAGCAACTCGGTATCAGCGGCGGCGTTGGAAAGAACCTCACGACGATCGAAGCCGGTGGACAGTCAATACAGGTCAACGCACAGGCCGCGCCGCACTTCAAGGCGTTCCTCGATGATCTGCAAAGCCGTGGATATAAAATCCAGACCATCGGCGGGTTTGACGACCGCATGAAGGCCGGCACGTTCTCGAGCGTTTCAGAGCACGCTTATGGCAACGCAATCGACATCAACGCCGACCGCAATCCATTTCGCACGTCCAAAACGGACATGCCGGCTAATGTCAGTCAAATCGCCGCTAAGTACGGCCTGATTTGGGGCGGCGATTGGCGCAATCCGGTCGATCCGATGCACTTTGAATGGGGTGGCAAGGGCGGCGCGACAACATTCGCGAGCCGATAATGGCAGACGATTGGGCAGCATTTAGAGAAGGCTCTGCAGCGCCCGGCACGGCGCCCGGCACGGCGCCCGGCACGGCGCCCGGCACGGCGCCCGCGCCAGGGTCGGACCCGTGGGCCGCGTTTAGGGATCAGCCGGCACCGACAACGCCAACGCCGCAAGCGCCGCCGCAACCATCGCCGGCCTTTATTAACCGCTTGGCACAGGGCGACACGATGCTTCGCACCTTTGAGAGCTACGGCGGTAAGTCATATTCCGAGCGGCTAAAAGATTGGAGCGCCGAACACTACAAGAGCGGGACAAATCTAGGACGCGACCTCTCTGTAGT